AATCAACTTCTTGGGCTTAGCTGCGATCAAAAGACCACGCTCATCTGTCCAAGCTGCGATCTGGATAACAGCATTTTCAAGGGCTGTTTCGTTCAAGTCAGCAGGAGTAGAAGGAGTGTTGCCGTTTGTACCACCGTTGATTAGTGGGTGAGCTGTGTTAAACAAAGAAACACCATCACCACCAACATAAGCTGAGCTAAAACCGTTGTTGAGTACGGAAGCAGCTTTAACTTGTTTGGTGTAAGCCATAGCACGAGCCAAGCCTTTTGTATAACGTGCAGACAAAGAGTCATACAAGTTATCTTCAATAGCTTCTTCGGTTAGGGAGAACCCTAACGCGATTGTCTCGTGGTTATAGCGAGCTGTCCATGCTTCTTGCGCATTGTCATAAGCGATGGCATTGCCCTCACCCTTGACTGGTGCTGCAGAGAATCCTGACAGTTTGGTCTCTTCTTCGAATGAACGCTCAGAGGTCTCTGTTTCGTAGATCTCTTTGTGCTCTTCGCCGTAACGTGCATACTCTAAACCGAACAATGCGTTCAAGCCTGGGAGCAGCTCTTTCAATAGTTGTGCGCGTGAAATAGCCATTTATGTTACTCCTTAGATTGAGGCATTAGGTGTATTGTTGTAATACTCATGTAAACCGAAGTTGATTTTCACCAAAATTTCAGGATAGCAAGTAAATACAACAGTAGCATTTGCTGGAATAGAGCTAACTGCTCCGCCTGGGGCTGCGTTCAATGTCACGCTAGTACCGCTTGTGTAAGCAGAAGCAACGTAAGAACCAGAGAATGCAATGAATCCATTGGAGTCAAGGTAACCAACTTCAGTACCAATTGGAATACTGGAATATCCAGCAGCAAAAGAAGTAATAGCAGAAGCTAAAGTTAGCGTTGTGCTAGTACATGCAGATGCGCCGTTAGTACCAGAAGTAGCAACAGCTGTCTCACGAGCCAAGTCAATAACACGCAAAGGCATTGCTGTGTTAGAAGCTGAAGGCAATGATGCAGATGTCAATGCAGCGTTCTTAGAGTTACCTGTAGCGGTAGAACCAGCCAAGTTAGAAACTGACAAGTTTTGACCGATAAACGCAGTAGAAGCAGAAGCAATAGTTGTGCCGCCTTGTGAGCTTACAACAGCTGTTCTGAATACTGTGTCAGGATCGTCTGTAACAACAGCAAACGCGTCACCAGCAAGAGTACCACCGGGCCAGTATTGGCTAAATAGTTTTTGCTTAGTTGTTGGGTTTGTGTAAGAACAGCCAAGGAAGATACCAACCATACCGTAGCCTGCGCCACCTGTAGTGCTACCAGCACCAGTAGTAACAGTCATACGTGTAACGGTACCGTTCAAAGATATATTAACAAAGTCACCATAATAGATGTTTGTTGCATATCCGTACTGGATAGGGATTTGACGAGTAGAACCCGCAAACACCTGTCCACCAATCAGATTGATTGGCTTTAGCCCGTAAGGGGCTGATACTGTAGGAAAAGCCATTTAAATCTCCAAATTAGAAAGAACCTTTTCCAAAGGTCGTTGTAGTCTTCCTCTCGTTAAAGATTGGCATACGCGGATCACTTTGGCGCATAAGGTTGTTATCTACTGCTTGGGTCTGAGCATGTGTTTGCTTCGCATAGAATTCATTAGCTTGGCGAACAAAGTCTTCAGGAGTCTTACAAAGTAACAACCCGTCAATCTCAATGCCGTCTTTAAAACGACTATCGGGATCAACTAGCAGTCTAAATTTAGGTTGCTCTGCTATGCCAACAGGCTCCCAACCCTCACGAAATCTACTAGAGATATTCTTTGGATCGGCCTTGCCTAGCGAAGCCACTCTAATCCATCTGTACGCGTAGCCAGGTTCCTTATCAGGCTCAGGAAGTAATTCTGGTTGCTGCCACTGCTTAGGGCGCTCAGTAAGATTCCGAGATTCCATTTCACGCGTTAGTCTACTTTTTTCTGCTGTTTGAGTCATTTTATTACCCCAATTTAACTTGTTCGCGAGCGTATTGCTCATTGGTTAGTCCGAGCTTTTTAGCCAAGGCTTGCTGTGTTTTCGTGAGTGTCACCTGCTTAGGTGCAGTCGTACGTTTCGCAGAAGCGACTACCGTGCTTGACTTTGTTCGAGTAGGTTTAGTTTCCTCCTCGATTTGGACATTGAGGCCGAATTCTTCTGGGAACCGACGTCTAACTTCCTTGTCGATACTGTTGAAATATTCGTCAGTACCAATATAAGCGCCACCGTATTTTTCCGCTAGTTCTTCGTGAACACCACGGGCATAGCTGCTCATACTTTTCTTTTTCGGATCAGTAAACCAGGGGTTTCTGGACACCCAGCTTGCAACTTTTGGGTCCATCTGCTGTTGTGCAACAGGTGGTACATGGCTCGTTTGTACACTATTTTCTTCGGTTTGTACAGTGGGTTTGAAATTTTTTGCTTTATCTAGCTTCAATTGGGCCTTAATTAGCTCTTGTTGAGCCTCTAAAACCTTGTCACTGTCGCCAGAATCATACGCTTCCTTGTAGTTGCGCTTAGCTAAATCAACTTCAGATTCCGCTGAAGTTTTGTAAGTTGACAAAAGTTCTTTCTCGCCTTCATGCAACACAGTCTTAAGACGCTTATTTTCTTCAAGCATCCTCTGGGCCATCGCCAAAGCTTCTTGTTGCTCACGATAAGCAGATTCTTTAGCTCTACGCTCATCATGCCAAGCCTTCTTATACTGCTTGAACTTTTGCTTTACGTTTTGGGAATAGTCCTCGGCTTCATCGGCCTGCTCTAATTCCTCTTTGATTTTCTCGGGTAAAGGCTCGATATGCTGATCTTCAACGGGAGTATCGTCAATAACTTTGACTTCTACTTCCTCATCGTCTTCAATCTTTATATCTAACTCTTCTTCTTGGGGTTTTCCCTTATTGTCAACTTCATCTGGAAATTTGAATGCTTGCATGTTCGCTCCTTAAGGACGATAAATTCCGCGTGGGTCTTCTACGACTCCCTCGACGGTATCTTCATTGATCATACGGAATTCTTTTCCGTGAATAATTAATCTAGCGCCTGCGTTAGGTCTTACTAAAACAAAATCGCCAACTTTACACCAGGGGGTTGAGTACCTAGTTTTGTCTGTATAGCAATCGGGTCCCATAGCAACTACGAACAAAACTGTTGTGAGAAGTTCTTCGTTCCTGATGGTTTCATCGGACTTAGCAATACCGCTTTCAAATTCCTTTTCTTTCTCTGGAATAGCGCAAAGTATTTTCCATCCTGACGGTCTGGGCAATTGTGTTGCCTTTTGCTCCTGTGTTTTATCCAATATATTGGACAAGTCTACCGCTTGGGTCAAATCGACCATTGCTGTATCATTCATCTGATTCCTCTATGTTTTTTGTCAGGTCTGTGATGTATCTGCGCACGGTGAGCAGACCTGTAATTTCCCCACACATTGCACAGTATTCCGCATAATCCTTGGCTGATCTACAACCAAGGGCTTCTTCAAGTTGTCTAACCTTTTCATCGACTTTCTGAGCGACTAATTCGGATAGTTTTGAGGTTTCATAGCTCATTTATTGTCCTTTTTTGACTGTTTTTGGGCCATTTGGGCCTGTTTTTCAGCTTGTAAACGTCCTGTTTCTGCTTGTTTTTCTGCCTGCAAACGGGCTGTTTGAGCCTGTAATTGAGCATTATGTATCTGCGCCGCAGTCTGATTTCGTGAGTTTTCAGCCTGTGTATGGAGCATAGCCATGTGTTTTTGCATTTCTACAGCATTTTTAAAGCCTTCGACCTGCTTTTGATGATCTGCAAGCTCTTTTGCCTGCATAGTTTGAACCGCAAGTTTCGCTCCGTCTGTCTGCTGAGTAGCTTGTATCCTTGCTGTTTCGATTTGTAACTGCTGTGCTTTGAGCTGAGCATCAGATTGATCTTTCTGAGCCTTGCGTTGCAGGTCTTGTTGCTTGATCTGTAACTCTTGTTGTTGGAGCTGGATAAGCGGATCTTGAGCCTGTTGCTGGGCTTGCTGTTGTTTAGCCTCTTGCTGGTGTTGCTGTAACAGTTTTTGTGCTGCTTGAGCTGCCATCTGAGACACTCTGACTTCCATCTGTGGGTCCATAGGTGTATCGCCTGTATCCTCGTTGTAAGGTGGCAATGTTTGACCCATTTGTTGTTCAAGCTCCTTGCGGTACTCCATACCCAAATGCTCTGTAATATGTGCAGACATCGCCGCCATCAACTGCTGAGCCAACTGAGGATTCATACCCACGATCTGCTGGATGTGCGGGTCTTGCATCGCTGACATATGCACCGCAATGTGAGCCTTATGATCTTGGTAAT